ATTCCATTTTTTGAGTTAATGGAAATATGCCAGTGTCTTGTATGAGTGTTAATTGTGACTCGCTGGTTTCGCGCCCGCTGGTACTCTCTGATCCAGTTAAATTCATTTCAATGTTTGATGCGCTAAAACACAAGGCAACGTCTGACAAAATGTCTTTTTGTCTTTGCGATTGGAACGCCATCGTGTTCTCACGACTAAGATCAACTACAGTTACTCCGTTACCGCTAAATGTCATGAGTGCGTTTTTGCGTGGTTGATTGATTTTAGTCTCAATACGTTTTTGCTCGCTTTCGTTTATGGGCACAACATTATAATCTTCGCCTAATTGTCCAAACGGAGCAGCGTCATTTATTATAATCATTTTTTCTGGTGGTTTTGTCCCATCTGCTTGATCTGCCATGAGTTTATCAAACAATAGATTTTCTGTAATTTTATTGACCAGTGCTTCCATCGGAATAAACCCATAAGCGCGTGCGGACGATGGGCAATAGTTCACAAAAGACACCTCGTCGCTATAATATATTAGTGGTTGTTCCGCTTGCAATAGTTGTATATACGCTTGACCGCCGCCAACATATTTATCTTTAAGCGGTAATACAGAACCACCAGGAAGTATATAAATGTTTTCAATTTTTCCATTTTGCCGCTCTTTAAATAAACATACTGCCCCATGTACTAATAAATCAAACACCCATTTTTTGCCGAAGTCCTCCCATTTGTCCTCGATGTTCGGTTGTTCAAGCCAGCGCTTAATTTCATCACATTTTGTATTTGTAGCATTCGCAATTGCCTTAGACCATCTGAGCAAGGATTTATCAAAGTTGCTCAAATCTGGCAGGCAATCGGGCAAATCTCTCAAAACTTGTTGTGCGGCCAATACCCGCGCCGTCACGTATTTTAAGTCTGTTTGATTTTCATATTCTTTGTATAAATCTCGCATCGTTTTCAGTTGAAGCGCCTTTTCATCTTCTTTGTCTTTTTCCCGTGTGATTTTCCATTTAAGCGAGGATATGCGATTCATGCGGCGGGTGACGATACCGAATACCGGAGTCGATTGACGAAATATGGCCAACCTTTCCTCTATCGTCAAAAAGAAATACGGCGTTTCCACGTTGCCCCGTATAATCTGCCCTTCTTTGTCTCGTCCTGCTACACCTCTAAGCTGTGAAGCCGTATACACCTGAACGCCACGGCGATTTGCTTTATTTCCAAAGCCGCCACCTTGCTCAATCATTGCCACTTCTGACAACAATGATTTGTTTACTTTTTTTTTGCTTTTAAATCCGAACATGGTTTTATCCTGCGACTATATTAATTATAGGCTTGTCTTTAATCGGTTTTATCTCTCCCATCATACTTATCAGTGTCGCTGAGGATTCTGCGGGAAATGCAACAAGGAGATATTTGCAATATTCGTCAATGCTCATATGCGCATCTTTCGCGTCTTGTTTCAATTCTTTTAATTCATCGTCTGTTACGTTAATTGTTATTTTTGGCATTTATCCCCTCATGATAAAATTGCTTTCAATTTTGGCAGGCATAAACTTTTTTATTAAAAAACGGTCTATTGCTTCATGGTCATAATCCTTGCAGCTAAATAAATCGAAATATATATCGCCGCTTTCTATGTATGTGTGTATTGATATATGGCTAGTGGTTATGATTTGTACGGCGGTTATACCGGATAGTTCGTAGTGATCTCTATTGTCAACTAAGTGGATGTGTGGCGGCCCTAATGGTTCCATCCCGATATTTTCGACAAGCTCCCCTATTATGGCTTTAATCATTGTAGCACTATCGAAATTGATACAGCACTTCATGGTGGCCATGTAATGTTTGCCGTAATAAATCTTCCCGTCTCGATTTATTTGTCTATACTCAATCATTTTGCAATAACCGTCAATCGTTTAGCCAAAAGCATATAGTTCCCTGCGTGCATATAATGATCCGCCTCACTCTCTACCCATTTATAGTAATCCTGTTTCTCATCGTATATTCTAGTCGAGCTTGTCATCTGTGAGTAAAACCCCTCTATGTGCCTAGCGTTCTGCGGAAGGACTATTTGTTTTGTCATAATGTTTTCTTTGAGCGAGTCAAGAGACATAGTCCTGTCGATTGTTAAAGTATTATATTTAGCAGAATATTGCAAGTCTTTTTTATTTGTAGTATAATCGCACATGCACCCTATTATGCCGTATTGTCTCGCCTTAAGACAAAGCTTTGCTGATTCTCTGGCTTCGGGTCGGGAGTCGATCACAAACCACCTGACGTTACACCGCCTCATGATATCTAAAAGATTGTCAAAGTCCCTCGTTGTAGATATATGTATTGTCTGCAATCGCTCGCCTAATTTCCCTATTACAATGTTATTTACAGACCCCACGTCTATGCCCGCGATACATGGCCCTTCATGTGCGTCAACTGAATAATAATCCCCGACACAATCATCAAGCATAAGCTCGTCAATTTTTGCACCCTTGGCAGTGTATGCCATTCCACAATCGCCATTGTAAAACCTTTGCAATACCGTAGGATTAGATAGTCCCTCGTCAAACCTCTCAACCATATCCAACAAAGTGACTTGTGTGCTAAACATTTTGGATATATGATATCCCGATATATTGCTTTTTTGTTGTTTTACCCATTGCCCTGATTTATATCTATCGTATGGTTTGCCGCACTTATCACATATAGGGTATATGTCGCGCTCTGACTCCTGATTCCATTCTCTATCTCTGAGCACCCACTGGCCGTCATTAACTTGTTCCATAACGTGCCTGAAAAAATCTGGCTGAATCCATTCCCCACAGTCACATTTTAAGTGCCATTCCTTTTGATCGGTCTTTTTGTATTTCTCGTCTATCCCAAAATTTATGTAAGTGGGGTTTGCTACGCATATTGTGCGTCTGTCTTCGGGTTTTGCTGCTGACTGGCGTTCCTCTGCCATGTACAAATTATCTTGATCGCATTCGTCAAGCTCGTCAATTATAATTACTTCGGCAGGATTAGATACGAATGCGCTTGTTGTATTGCTGCCGGTGAATATTATCGATCCCGTGCCAAATTGTTTAAGAGAAGTATTTTCGGCTTTCTTTTCTCGTTCTATCTCTGATAGATAGTCTCTGTATAGTTTAGTATAGGCGATGGTGCTTTCTATGCGGTTTTGGACAAATAAATTTTTAAGCGAAAATGTGGGTAAAACATATATAACATTTTTGCTTTGTCGTGCCTCATTGATAGCTAATGCTATTAGCCATTCTGACACGCCTGATTGGGTGCTCTTCTTTAGTGTAATTTTTTCTGAATTATCATTATAAATATCTTCGAGAAAGCTTCCCTTGTGTATCCATAGACGTTCGTTTTTGTGATTGCGATGGCATACTCTAACAATCTGCAATAAATTGGCATTGTTAAGGCTGACATTTAATTCGTGTTTAACTGCGGGATTTTTCTTCATTCTCTATCTGTTTTGCTACAGCGTCAACGTCTTCCTCGTCGCAATAGTCCAATAATCGTCTTTCTCCAAGTGATAATGTGCCGCTAATGTTAGCATTTACAGTATGACTATCAACTTGTCCCAGCATGTTTTTCCCTAGCCATATTTGTAATGTCGCGTTTCCATTTATCGCATTTTGCATCTGTGCGCGTCTCAATGCAATTTTTCCCAGACCTTTCTTTTGCTCATAATATTGCGAAAATTTTACATTAAATTCTCTTTGTATAAAATCCTCTACAGTTTCCATGTCGCATTTAAACCACCCTGCTATTTCTGCGAGTGTACATTGCAACTGGCAAAGCTTATCTAGTTCTTCTATGTCTATCTGTATTCTAGGTGCACCAGCTCCTTTGGGATTTTTTTCTGTCTTTTCTTGCCCGTTGTTCATAGTTTGCCAAGCCATTGGATATATAATTGTTTTTTTAGGTCTTTAGGTTGGGAAGGCTTTGGTGATTTCCAATCTATTAGTTGATATTTTAATATTTTATTTCCCATTATTGCTCTTACATTCTACAAGATAATAATCAGTTGAATAGAGGGCTTTATCGACACTAATCATAGTTACGTAGTCGTATATACTGTAGTGCTCATGGTTGCTGTTTACTGTATCTATATTTTCACGTAGGAGTATTGTTCTGTTGCTGTTTAATACAATAAAATTTTTATCATTACAATTAGTATGAAAAGAACACGCTTCGGTACATTTTATACTTTTCTCGCATTCTCTTCTTCCGTTTACGTAGTAAAATTCTTTTATTTTAAATAAATGAAATCTCTTGCATCCAGGGCAGAAGAGTATTAGTTCTTGATTGTTATACATTTATTTTTATTTAGACACATTGTTATTGGTTACATACTTCTTAAGCCCATTAAATCCGTAAGTGCCTATTTTATAGTATATCTCATAGTACTCTTCTATTTGTTTTTTAAATTGTTTGAAGAGCAGTTGTTGGCTAGGAGTAATATCACTCAATTTAATTAACCTCGTTTATAATTTCATAATTATTTTTATTTCTTGTTTTTATCAAAAATTTAGTTATAAAATTATCTTGATATATTATATTATTTTGTTTTTTATGCATCTAATTTACTTCATATTTCATGAGTCTTTCGATCTTGTCAGTGGCCTTATCAATGTTCATGGATAAATATTCGATATCAAATTCAACATTAGAGCATTTAGAGTACTCGGTTGCCGCTTCTTCAAGTCTTATTTTGCTTTCAGTTTTTAAAAAGTTGGCAAGTCTTACGGCTTTCGGCAAAAATTCTTTGATTATTTTCCATGCTTTCTGATCGCTTTTTATTTGTTGTTCTAGTTCTGAGATATGAAGATTTTTTGCCATCAACGATTTATTATACTCCTTCTTAATCTCAATCTCCCTCTGCCGTAAGTCCTCGCCGTACATGCTACGTAGTTTTTGTATTTCTTTTAAATAGTATGACTCTACAATTGTGCGCTCTTTCGCTCTTTCCCAAGACATAATCTGTTCGGTTGATTTATTTTTAAAAAACATTATTTTAATACCCTTATCGTGCGATATTTGCC